AGTAAAAAAGGGGGCTGACAACACCCCATGGGGGGCATCCTGCCCCCCGTGCCCCCCTGGTGCATCCGGCACTCACCCCCTGGGTTCGCTTGGAGGAACCGCACTCGACTACGCCCTGCTCCNTCGAGGGAGTTACCCACCCCTTTGGACCGCACCGCACGCGGCACAGGACCGAAGGGTCGTCTTCCTCAGCAGCACACCGAGTTGCCTTTGGCAAGGGGGGGCATCCTGCCCCCCCGTGTCCCCCCCGGGGGGCTTCCGCTGACGCGGAAGACTCGTGGGTTGCACCCACTCGTTAGGCGATACCCGCTAAAGCGGGTGCGCTCTTTTGCCGTCGGGGACGGCGATTCCCGGCGAGCTGCGCTCGCCGGGGCCATCCCCTGCTGCGCAATCCCGCTTCTCTTTATACCACCTCTTCCATGTGAGACCATTTTTACCCTGTACTCATAAGGACTTAGATGTTAGAAGACCATTATGAAGAGGATTAGGGTAAAAGGCCACCATGAGTTGAAGAACTTCGTCCATGCGTTGCATCACCCGGGTATTCCGGACGCATATGAGCAAACTCACTTCTCGGTGAAGACGCTGGAGTGGAAGCTGACGCTGCTTTCGTTGGGCGTATCGCACCCGGTGATATGGTTCGCCGTGAAGAAGCAGTACAAGAATGCCACGGAGAAGAGGGACAACCTGCCCCAGAAGATGCTGATGCCGAAGTATTTCGGGTCGAAGGACAGGCAGAAGAGGTCGAGGCACCGGATTCTCGCTACTCCGTTCGGGGAAGAGGCACTGAGTCAGACGTTCGCGGTAGCGCAGAAGGAGTACCCGGAAGCCTTATTCTCGGCGTTCAACCTAAAAGATCCGCCGAGTCCCTACGAACTCGCATGTGTCCTATTCCACTGGGCACCCCTCAGGGGGCGACGGGGGGGAAAGTGGGGATACAGTTTCCTGCTTTGGTGGTTGGCGGGGATCAGTTCGGTGAAGCTCGCAGAACTCCACCCGGATTGGGAGGAGGAAGCGGCGCTCGCCATCCGACAGATGATGGAGACGCCGAAGTTCTCACTCTGGGCTCTGGGCGCGGATATGAGGCCCGTGATTATAAGGCCAGCAAGGGCCCGGGCGCTCTTATTTCATACTCCGAGGGGCGTTCCGATGAGGGAGGCGCTCAAGGAAATGAGGGAATCGATGTATGTGAGGAGTCTCTTTGCTACGGGCTCAAGGGGGAAGGGGGCGAAGAGATGGCTTCCCGAGTACCGGCCTCTGTGGCATACTCTCGATGAGCGACTGTTCTGGGAGGAGGATGGGAGGTATAGAGCGCCGTTAAGGAAAGTACGGTCAGAGGGGGCCCGGATTTTAGGGCGTCCGAAGGGCTGGGTACCGGAATCGAGGCCAGGGAATATACTCCGGACGGAGGATGTGATAGACCTATTAATAGAGAAGAACCCGCACCCGGGTTTACCTTGGAGGGAAGAATGAGCGGACCAGAGGATATGGATGATTGGATGGATGTTTTCGATGAATCCGAAGGATTAGAGACAGACACTACCAACGGGCAAGACGGGGGCGGGAAAGAGGTGCTGGCGAAAAGCCAGGTTCAACCTGGGTTATCAGCGAGCCTACCTAAACCACCTTCTGATAGTCCTTCTATGCTGTCCACAGAACTCCTCCAGAAACTGGCCGAGGGGCCGGATGGTTTACCTGCTACGTTCCTAAAACAAGCCGCCGGACACCTTCACCGGACGGATGCTATTATTGACTTCGCCACTACTGTATGTATTGCAGTCGCAGAAGGCAAGCTGAAAACTTCACAAAGTGCAGAACTCCGTAGATGGGCCGAGATCATGTATACTTGCATTATCGCAAATGAGCCTCAGCAAGCGGGAGTACAAGTGAACTACGTTGAACAACTGATCCAACTTGCTGGTGGAACAGAGGCTTTGCCCTCTCCTTCTAAGGATATTACTCCTGTTCTGGATGCACTTCCTCGTAAGAAAGCCCAAGGAGAATAGAAATGGCTGATATTTCAAAAGAAGACGCTGCCATAATGGCGGCAGGAGCCGCATCTGGCGGGGGGATCGCGCATGGGATAACCTCGAAACTCAGGAAGAGAGAGGCGGGGCTCTGGGAATTGGACCGTGTTGCTAAGGAGAAGGCCGCCGTCCAAAAGGCTCTTCAAGCCCAATTTGATGAGGCCCTTCACGGCAACGGTTCCTATAGTGCCATAGAGGCCCGAAGAGATCGCAAGGCGGCGTTTGCTCGGATAGAGCAAGAGTCTGCGGACCGACTGGCTTCTCTCTCGGAGAATTTTGATTGGGTGGGAAATCCCAGAGAGGCCGCCCCCGGAGCCCCCTCTCCTGCCCCAGAGGCAGCAAAAACACCGACGAAAGATCCCCAATGGAAGGGTGCTTCCGCAGAAGCACTGGTTGAGGAGACTCCCCTTACTACTCCCGAGATGGTTCCAGCGGAGAGGGTCCCTCCCGCTGAGTATAAGGCACGGGAGTCTCAGCGAAGGGCACAAGAGCTTAAGCGGGCTGCGCGAGAAAAGCTTGGGTTCCCACCAGAGGGCCCTCTCTCATCTCCCCTTGAGGATAGCCGCTCCTCTTTTGGCGCTGTACCAGAGAGGTCCTCTCCCGAACTCGGGAGGATATCTCCTCGGGACCATATGCCGAGAGACTTACGAGCCGCACTTGGGGCAGACCCTTCCGCTCCCCAAGATTATCGTACTCCCTTTACGGAAGAGTCTATCCCCAAGGAGATCCGACCAAAAGAGGACCCCAGTTTCCACCAGAGGACAACGGAGAGGCAAGCCCTAAATAGATCGGGGGCACTCAACGAGCCCTCTTTTGGCTTCAGGGCCACTCCTGAGTCTGCTCCCGTAGTCTCTAAGACTCCTGCCCCCATAGACCATCAACGTGGGGTAAGTGCCCGTGAGGTGGTAATGAACCCGAGAGGAAAGGTTCCCGCTCCCCCCGAGCGAATGACGATCCCCTCTCAATCGACTCCTGCCCCAATCGTTCTTGGGGAGGCTCCATCCGGCGCTCCCCCCAAAGCCCCCAGTGTTCCTACTGAAGCGCCCACCACGGGACTAAGGGGCGTCCCTGGTCGTTTGGAGGATGCTCCTGATTATGGATACTCCGCAGGGCCTTCAACCCCCAAACCAAAGAAAGCCCTGAAAGGCGCTGGAGCGATGGCCTGGAAAGGCGTGAAGACTGCCGGAAAGATCGCTGGAGGCGCTGCTCTCGGATACGAAGGGGGCCGAGCAATCGGCAACCTGGGGAGGGCTATGAAAGACGATGGTGCGGCGCAGGGAGTCGTCACTGGGGGTGCGAAGACCGTGGGCGATATCGTGGGCGAGACTGGCGGCCTTGTTGAGTCAATAGGAAACTTGGGCCAGAGAGCAGGAGAGGGCTTGCCCCAATATGGCCCAGGTGTGCTTTCAGGCCCGGGAATGAAACTCGGAGGCCGAGCCGTAAGCGCGGCAGGCAGGGGGATTCAGAAAGCAGGCCAAGGTATTAAAAAAGGAGGACGCTGGTGGATTGGAGAACGCGCTCCGCTGGAAGCCGGGAAGGAAATAGCTGAAATGCAGGCCAGGGGAGAATTCGAAGGATTAGACGATATCGATCTGGGCCTTGAAGACGAGCCCGAAGAGTTTCCTCCTACGCCTCTCCGCAAAAGCCGAGATGATGCCGCTAAGGATGCTTTCCGCATGAGCCAAGCTCCTCAGCCCGCTACGGCGCTATAGTGGCATACCCTAAAGATAAGGAACGCTGGCCCCTTGCTGGCGAATCTCTCGTAGCAGGCCCGGAGTCTTCTCCGGGGACAGGAGTTCCCCTCTCCGGAATCGGGGGGGCAACCCCGCTTTGGGAGGGCCTGACTCCTTCTGAAAAGAAAGGACCAGAGGCGCTCCGAGACCACCGAAATGCCGCTGCCGGAAAGGCCCTTTATGATTGGTCCTCCAACAACCCCATCGGAGACAGAGCGCGGCAGTTCCTGGAAGGCTTGGTCAAAAAGGATGATGACGATTATTTAGATAAAGATCGGGACCGATTTAAGGGACAATACGACCACGACCGGATCAATCAGATCGCGGGGGGAGGGGGACATCCAGTTAATCAAAAGGAGCCCTGGTCCCAAGAGGATACGAATAATGCCCATGGATGGTTGAAACAGCTTCAGGAAGGAGATCAGGGGAACTGGCAACTCATAGAGCAGACCCCCAGTTTTGAGCTAATCTATGAAGACCTCGATACTGGACAGAAGGTTTCTGTGGAGCAATCCTCCGGAGAGCATGTCTGGCATGATCCGGAGGAGGAAGCCTACTCTACCGAGGATGTTGATCCAGACCCAGAGAAGGTTGGACTTGAAAAAGACACTGGAGACACTGGGGATACCGGACTGTGAGCCAGAAGAATGCCTCCCAACTGCTCAATACGCTTCGATCTCCGATGCACGCCCTCCAGGCTTTCGGGGAAGTGCATGACCAGAAGACAGGTAGATTCGTAAAGTATGATCCAACAGCGATCACCTATGAACTCCAGAATACTGTCCTGGACTACATGTCGAATCCTCCGCGTTTGCCCACAGGCGAGACGACTTTCCTCACTCTCTTAGGGTATCGACAAGCAGGAAAGAGCCTTTCGATTGAGTATGCTGCGTACTGTAAAGCTGCATTCATCCCGGGCTGGGACCATGTCTGTATCGCAGATAATCGTGACCGTGCGGACTACCTCCATAAGAGGGTCCATTATCTTCACCAACGCTGGCCTAAGACACTGCAATCTAAGTCGATGGCGACCCGAGAAAGCAGGCAGCTTACCTTTGACCCCCTCCAAGGGGGGAAGATGCGCGTCCTTTCTGCTGAGTCTGGAGCAGTCGGTGTTGGGCAGTCCCCCGACTCATTTCATGCCTCAGAGTGCCATTTATGGTCTGACTTCTCGGGCTCAATGTTCCTCATCAACCCCTCGCTGATCAATAGGCAGGAAGCTCTTGTCGTTTTTGAGGCTACTCCCTGGGAGCGGAACTGCGCTTGGCATGAGCACTATGTGATGGCAAAAAGGGGCTCGGGTCGTCATCGGGCAAAGTTCTTCCCCTTCTGGGACGGAAAACTGAACGCCCGTCCAGTACCCAATGGGTTTCAGCCTACGAATGAGGAGATCGACCTCCTAAATAGGTATGGCCAGCAGGGTCTGCGAGAAGAGAACCTTATTTTTAGGCGTTTTCTCCTCGACACAGACCCCGAGATTCGCCGGAATCCCGAAATGTTCGGGGTGATGTACCCCTTTGACGACCTAAGCTGCTGGATTGCCAGCACAAACGCCGCGATTCCCGAGCACGCACTCAAAAAGCACCTAAAAGGGCGTCTTCAGCACTGGACCGGGCCCTATATGGAATATGAAGCGCCACAAGCGGGCGCGGTATACGCGATTGGAGTCGATCCGGCGGGTTATGCTGCCCGAGATCACGCCTCCTTCCAGATTTTGAAGTGTTGGAGAGGCGAGTGGACGCAAGTTGCTGTGTTCGCGGACCATGTAGACCCCCTGAAGTTCACAGATGCTCTAATTAAGGCTGGAATCCGCTACAATAAGGCCTTATTGACTGTTGAGTCGAATGGTGTGGGCCAGGCTGTGCTTTCTCTCCTCCAAGAGCGCGGATACCCAAATGTCTTCTGTGAGGGGCGTTTGAGGCCCGGATTTACCTCTACATCAAAGTCCCTTGACGAAGCAACGGGTTGGTTGGTAGATTCATTGCTCGACACTATGGTTTTCAATGATCACGACACCGTACAACAACTCCAGACGTATAAAAATGACAAACGCGTCGAAGAAAGCGCCAGCGCTGAGATCCTCCGAGGAAAGACCAGCGGAAAGCGCCGAGATCGACATCACTGGGATAAAGTCTCAGCCCTTATCATGGCAATCGTTGCCGCTCGCTATCTCCCTAAGAGAGATAAACCGGGGGCTCCTGTGAAGGATACGAATGTCGTAATGTTTACGGGAATGAGCTACGATGACCAAGAGATGTACCGAGAGAAACTCTCGGCAGATAAACCCACGAAAAGAAAACGCTTTTCTTACCGCTCAGTGCGGAAACGGAGAAAATAATGCCTGACAAGAATAATACCGCTAAAAAAGCAGGACGCCTTACTGTTGCCGCTGCCCAGAAGGCCATGCCCGGGATGTTCCCGGCTGCCGCCCTCGGAAAGATGGCTGCTTCTCGTGCATTCAGTACGGAGAAGGACCCGAATGATCCAGGCCGAATGACAGAAGAGAAGATGGAAAGTCTCAACGCTGCTATTGATGCGGGGGGCTCCGAAATCGATGCTGTCAAGAAAGCCGGGAAAAAGAAGAAAAAGAAGTTTGTCCGGCAACCAGACCTACACATCAAAGGCGCGGTGGGTGACCAGGAGTGACAGACTCAGACCCTAAGATTTATCGTCATCCAACCCAGGATACGGCGGTTATAGAGCTTGGACCTTTTCTTCGGATGTCAATCCCAATGACCCTCGTTTCTCAGCATGGACCTATCCACGCTGATTGGACAAGGTTGGAGGGAGCACTCGATGAGATTTATGGACTACTCACCTTGGGCACTGCGCCGCATGGCGGAACGCCGCTTGGTGAACTACTTGGTAGAGAGAATGGCAACTCCCCTTAGATCCCTCCGCGATCAACTCATCCAGAATATCCTTAAGGGTACTCGGGATGCGACTAAGGAAGCGGGTATTGCCCCTTCAGACGGGGCCGTTTCTGTCGGGAACATTGACCCTTCGCCTAAAAGAAAGCAAAGAGAAGAAGAACTTGAAGAAGAACTGGATGAGCTTGCTCGTCCAGGAGCACAAGTGGAGCAAGCATAATGTTGACTAAATCCCAGATCAAGGGCTTGATCGAAACCCATAAGGCCAAGTCCCATATCGACCAAAAGGGGTGGGACGAAGTCCGCTCCTGGTATACCAGCCAGTCTACAGGAGTCGGAGGGCCGCAGGGGAGCGCGGATGCCCAGGCCGATGAGGACCTGTCTTTTCAGACAAACTATCCTTACGCTTTTGTGGACACGATGGTAGCGAATATCTGCCCCAATAATCCTGAAGTTACGGTAAATGCCCGTCGAAAGGGGCTCCACGAGCCTGCGAAATACCGAGAAGCTCTCATCAATGACACGCTGCGGCGGGTTCGGACACACCGGATTCTCTGGCGTGCAGCCACGATGTCCAGCGTTTATCCTCGGTCATTCGTAAAAACGGTCTGGAACTTCAAGAGGCGCTCCCCCGATTTCCTCGTCGTAGATCCTCGCTATGTCTGGTACGACATGTCCGTAGATCGCTGGGAAGACATCCGATACACCATTGAGGTTACTGTACTCACCCGACAGGATTTCGAGTCTCGCATCAAACGGGAGAAGAATTCTTCCGATGAGAGTAAGGTTTATTCCGCTGAAGTCGCTGAGAAAGCGCAGTTTGGTGGATACCCTGAATGGCTCAAGGACCAGCAGCGTGATCGCTCCCTTATGAATGAGTCCTCAAAAGAGGTCTTCGAGTGGGTGACCGTTTATGAGGTCTATGACTTCTCAGGCGATGGTCGATATTTTCATTACTTGGAAGACCAAGAGGAGCCCCTCTTCTCAGGAGAACTCCCCTATCGGTTCATCCGTAATCCTTTCTACCGACTAACCTTCAATGATAACTTGGAGAATATCGGAGGACTTAGCGATGTATCTCTTATTGCCCCAGTGCTTGAGCGCCTCAATGAGTTGGATACGCTTATGCTTTGGTTCGCTCAAACGGCGATTCCAATCACGATGCTCAACACGGGCCTCGTAGACAATCCAGAACGGATTCGTTCGCAGCTACGCGATGCTACCTCTCCCGGTTCTATCGTTGAGGTTGCAGGAAAATCCGGAGCTTCGATGCAGGACATCGTTGGTCATACAATGACCCCGAGCTTGTCACCGGAGTTCGTTGCCGCTCGGGACCGATGTATTCAAGTCATCGAGTTCATCCTGGGCATCCCCCAATACTCTCGGGGAGTCGTCGGGGTTAGCGATGTTGCTACAGAAGTAGCTCTTGCTGATACAGCGACCCGGACCCGGAACGGCCGACGCCAACAAGAAGTATATGATCTCATCTCTTGGCAATCCCAAAGCATTGTAGGTCTCTATGAAGAGTTCCTCGCTGATGATGAAGTCCTCCCTGTTCGTATGGGAGGCGACTCCGAGGTTGTCGAGATCACACGAGCATCTATGCTTGCTCGGGAAATCTTATCCGCTCAGGGAGAGGAGCCTCTGGAGTATGACTATTCCGCTGTCCCCTACTCTCCGACTGAGAATAATCGCCTGGTTCAGCTTCGGAACTTGAGTCAATACTTTGAACTCCTCGCACAATCAGAACAGATTGACCAGAAACGGCTCGTCCGGAAACTAACAGAACTTCTCCAAATGGAAGACATCCTGAAAGACAGGCAACAGCTTGAACAGGAGGCCCAGGCGGCAGACCAACAGGCCCAAGAAGCGCAGGCCCAAGCGCAGGGCGGAATGCCCCCGGTTGGCCAAACGAACGATACTATCGCGAGTGGCGCTCTTCCCCCGGGCACTGAACCCGTGATGCCTCCCCTACCCGGGGGCGGAGGCGCTGGCGGAGGACAAAGTCCTCTGACAGGGTTCGGTGGGGCCCCTTTTGATACTGGCCCTGGTATTCCGAGGAATCAGTAATGCCTACTTATACTGGGCGATGTGCGGCCTGCGGAGAGTTCGAAGAAGTTATGCGGGCGACTGAGTACCTAAATCTCGGTGGCCTTTCTTGCCCTTATTGCAAGACAAAGGCTGCTACGGTTATCCGGAATGCCCCCGCGTTCATCGGTCCAAGGGTCTCCTCTTCTCTAAAAATAGACCAGATTGGACAAACCTTCTCTTCTCCTGAAGAGCAGAAAGCGTACTTTGCCCGGAGGAAAGACCGTCGGCTCGTCAGCGCGAATGATTCTTCATTCAAAGAGCACCGAGATCAAGTCCGGAATCAGGTCGATGCGACTGCCCGAAAACAGGGTTTTCGAGACCATGAAGACCGCAAAAAGCACCAACGCAAAGAGATCGCACACCGAAAGGCTTTATCCCTCGGTGATAGAAAAATACAAATCTAACTTTACTTCCCTGGGCAAAAGTCTCAGAATGCTATAGACTTGCCTTGACGAGTCACCCTCTCCCAAGGTAGAGATCAATAAAGGATCCAACATGCAAGACGAGAATAAAAATCCCTTTGCTGAAGAAGAAGAAATTGATCTGGAAGGGGATGTGGCGGAAGAAGAGTTTGATGAGGGATTAGAAGAGGGCGTAGAAGAGGAAGCAGGAGAAGAGCTTGCCGCTGAGTTTGAATCTCCCCTTGATGCCCTCAGCGCTGCTCTTGACGAGCACGGCGCAGACCCTCAAGCTTTGATGGATTGGTTCCAAGAATATGGCTATGAGCTTGTCTCTACGGGAGAAGCCGGAGCAGAAGAGGGAGAAATGGAAGGCCCTCCTGATCTTGTTGGTCTTCGTACTTCTGTAGTCGAGAAACTTGGTCCTATGCTCGGGAGAGAGAAGTGAGCGTAGAAGTTGCCAGCGTAGGCTACGCTGCCCCAGCGTCTGCCCCAGCGCCTGCTCCTGTTGCGGCGGTTTCTGCTCCCGTTTCTGCGCCCGCACCCACGGAAGCGAGCCCCGCTCCCACACAGACTTCTGAGGCTCCAGCCTTCGCATGGTCTTCCTGGGATGGATCTTCTGAAATTCCCGAAGAACACCAAGACGCCTACTCTCGTTTATCCCAACACTTTGAAGACGGATACAAAGACCGAGAAGAAGAGCTTGACTCTCTCCGTTCAATGTATGCTGCTATGTTGAGCGAAGAGGAAGATCCTCGGATTAAAGAATCCTTGGATAAATATGAGGCTCTCCAGAAGCAGCATGAGGCCCGGAATACAGAGTTTGAGACTCTCCAGAAAGAGTATGATGGATTTCTGGACAGTTCCGCAGGCGATTATGTAGATCGTTTTTGGAAAGACCACGAAGAGCTTTCAAAAGACTCCGAGAAGCTCTCGGTCCTTATTGATCTTATCGATGAAGAGAATAACTATGGAGGACGCTGGGATGGATACATCGCCGCTGAACTCCTCGGGCTCCCTGAAGGGGCCCAAGCCATCGCCTTCGAAGCGAAGAAAGATGGTGTTTCTGACGTTTACGCACTCAAGTTGGCCAAGGCACATGCTCAACTCGAAGAAGTCCAATCACAGCCTTCCCCCAAAGAAGTCAAGGCCGCCCAAATTAAGGCCAAAGCTGTGGCGAAAGCGAAGCGCCCACGCCAAGGTGCGAAAATCACCAACGGCGCAACTACCTCTTCCAGCCCTCGGGTTGCAAAAGGTGGCATGGGTGACGCGCATTCATTAGACGATTTGAGAAATCTCGCTGCTCGCCGGGCCCTTCGGGTTCATGGTGGGGGCAGATAGCAAGCCGGGGGTTTCCCCCTTTCACACCACTGAGGATTCAGAAAAATGGCAATTAGCCCTGATGTAGTCGCAACCGCGTTGCAAGATCTGGCCCCCGGTTACTCGGAACTATTTACCCTCTGGCATCCGCTCATGGAGCGGGTCCTCAAGCGGGGAAATACGGATCGAGCAACCTTAAAAGGCCCTTACCGAGAGTTTGTCGTCGTCTCAGACGGCCCAGGAACCGTTACCCAGGTTCTGACAGGCTCAGAAATCATTGCCGGCGGACGCCGTCAAAATGCTCAACGAGGTGATGCTTATGCTCCTCGTATGATTTATGCATTTGACGTTCCCGGCAAGGATCTCGCTGAAGCTAATGGTGAGAACGATCTCGCCAAAATCATTAAGCGTTATCCAGAGTTGGCTCTGTCCGACTTCCACGAGCGTATCGCAGGTCAAATGGCCTCTGGTAACTCCACCACAGGTGTTGGCGGTTTCCTCACCTTGAACGGTGATCAAACCTATAATCCCCAAGGCACGAACCGCGATGGCGTGTTCGAGTATGCTGCTCCTGCCGCTCAGACCGATACCGTATTTGGTATTGCTAAAGCCGGTGCGGGTGGTCCTTCTGGTTGGTACAACCAGTATGGTCAAATCTCATCTTTCGCGACCGATGGTCGTGCGACGATGCGTCAGACTTACTATGCTGCCAGCCGTCAAGGCTCGAAGGCCAGCGGCCCTGTTGATCTGCTCCTCGGTGATGAGGCTTCGTACCTCAACTACATCGATGATCTTGATGATCAGGTCCGTGTTATGCGCGTCGAAGGCGACAAAGCTCCCAAGGCTATGCGTCAAGGAATTCCATTCCTCGAAGCAGACTTCTTCTTGGAGCAATCGATCACTGACGGTGCCGCTAACTTCACCACTGGTGGCTCCGCTAATGGCGTCATCTACATGATGAAGACTGACACTTGGCACATGTACACGCTTGGACATGATTCTGGCATGGAAACGAAAGGCGATTTCGCTATTCGTGGCCCTATCCGGATTCCTGAGCAAGACATGTGGCGTTATGAGTACGTCCTCAACATGGGTATGTACTGTGACCAACTTCGCGCTAACGGTGTTGTTACCGGTGGCGGAACCCCATAAACTTCTAAAGTCTTAAGGAGACTTATCATGGCTATTACAACTGCGGCTGGTGTTGCTTACGACACAGTCACAAACGAGAGCGGAGCCGGTCTGGACGATGCGTCTCAATTGGCTCCTCTGGGGTTCCAGTTGGTCGTTCCTACTGCGAATAATGGTGATCAGATTTGGACCTACGTCAAAGCCGCTGGCGCTTTGGGAGTGGGAGAAATCTGCCAACTCGTCAACGCAGCCGCCCAGACGGAGGTCCAACCCACAGCAGTCGCTACTCTTGTCCAAAAGGCAGGTATTGTCGGTGTTGCCCAGCACGCTATTGGAGACAATGGCTTCGGATTTATCTTGACCAAAGGTCGTGGGAATATCCGAGCAGGAAGTGCTCCAATCGGAGCAGATCGAGCTGTCACTCCCGGCGGTGCCGGTGGTGGTAACCTCGGTCGCGGACTCGATTTCGCTGCGGGTAACGTCGCCCCAGGCTGTATTATCGCCTGGTGTTCGGTGACTGGACTCGCTACTGCGCAATCGACCTGCTGGATTGATTGCGGCGGAACCTGATCCGGCTGAATCTGTAGTAAACTAAAGGTGGCACCCCCTTTCGGGGGGGTGCTTACCCTTGTAGGAGTGCGCCATGAATCTTGGAGAAATCAGAACGGCCATGTTTTCCCAGGCTGACTGGGCTCCTAAACAATCCCAAGATGCGATTGACCGGGCTAATCGGTTTATCAATCGGGCATATTCCCAGATTGCCCAAGAAGCCCCTTTCCTCTTCTTTGAGAGTCGGTTGGGTTTTG